CGCGATCGCGTCCGTGGACGGCTGGATGAGCCGGTAATCGGTGAGCGCTCGCGAGAGGTCGAGGTTGTCGGGCCGGATGCAGTTGACGACGTAGTTGGTGCCGGGAAGTTCGCCGCCGCGCCCAATGCCGATCACCTCGACGCCGAGTTCCTGCCATCGCCTCGCGACGACGGAGCCGAGCATCCCGCGATACCCGATGATGGCGGCGCTCACCATCGTTCGCGACCGATCACGAACGCCTCTGCGGCCTTGAAGCCCGAGACCGAGCCCCAGTACCGCGCGCGGTCCCGGATGGCCTGCTCGGAGCGCGGGTGTGGCCACGGGCGCATCTCGTCGGCGTACCGCGCGAGCACGGCGGCCTTTCGGCTCAGGTGCTCGTCGATGTCCACGAAGAGGTTGGGCGTGAAGGGCTGGCCCCACTCCGTGGAGGACGGGGTCTCAAAGTAGCGGATGTCCGGGCCGGGCGGCCGGCACGCGACCTGGACCGCCTCCGCGACGAGTCGGTGGTCACGGTTGAGGTCGCCGGGGAAGTGGGTGTAGACGATGTCCGCGGACGGGAGCCCGAAGAGGTCCGGGACGACGTAGCCCAGCTCGGGCGACTCGCCGAAGGACAGGCCGGTCTTCATCCACTCCGAGACCACGAGAGCGGCCGCGATGCGGCGCTCCTTGTCCCTGAGCCCGTCGATGCATTCGATGTGGACGTGGACCGAGTCCCCGTCCTTGACGTGGCGCAGCAGAGTCCCGCCGAGGCCGAGCACCTCGTCGTCCGGGTGCGCGACCACGGCCAGTATTCGATTGCCCACCGTTGCTCCTAGGCGACCATCGCCGCCGTTCGTGAGGTCTCGTACAGGTTGGTTCCGTCGCTGATCCACGAGAGGACGAACACCCGCGCGGAGGTCGTGCCTGTGGCCAGCGTCCCGGTCGGCTTGAAGCCGGTTCCGAAGGTGATCGTGAAGCTCGAGGTCCCCGACGTGAGGATCGTTAGATGGACGTGCGTCCCGGCTGCGGGGACCGTCGTCGTGTAGGTGGCGTTCGTGGTCGGCGTGACCTTCACCGACGTGTTCGTGCCGAACGCCATCGCCGTCGTGCCGTTGGCGAGATTGGCGTGGACCGGGACCGCGTTGGTTCCGGCGGGACCCTGAGGACCCGTGTTGCCGATCGGGCCCTGGATCCCTTGGATGCCCTGCGATCCGGTGTTGCCGGTGTTGCCCTGCGGGCCTTGGGCCCCGGTCAGGCCGGTGTCGCCCTTCGGTCCCTGAGCGCCTGCTGGTCCCTGCTGGCCAGTCGCGCCGGCGGTGCCGGTCGCTCCGGCCGGTCCCTGCGGTCCGGCTGGGCCTTGGGGACCGGCGGGGCCCTGCGAGGCGGTCCCGCCGGTGGATGTGGTGAGGACGGAGCCGAACCGCGTGACGGCCGCGCCCTGAGCGTGCGCCGCGGCGTCCGTGCCGAACGCGCCGCGCTGGACGAGCAGCGTGTCACCGCCCGCCCCGTCGACCCGCATGACCTCCGACTCCACCGTGATGAAGTTGGAGGAGCGGTTGGCGACGAGTGGCGTCGTGAGTCGGATCTTGTCCTGGTGATCGTCTACAGCATCAGCGAGGGTCGAGGACCACGGCATCGCGGCTCCTAAGCCGATCCCAGCCGTCCTTGGTGGTCAGCGGCCCACGTCGGCTCTGGTCTTGCGGCGTGCGGGGGGCGGTCCCTGCGAGCAGGGCCGGAAGGTGCGTGAGCAGCATGTCGACGGCGGTCATCGCCATCCAGTCGTATAGCGTCTCGGGCGTGTCGTCGCCCATGATCGCCGTGACCCGCTCGTCGATGATGTCGCCCGAGTCCACGCCCTCGTCGAGGAAGAGCATGGTGTTGTACGCGAAGGAGTCGCCCCGGAGGAGCGTCCACGGAACCGGCGCGCGGCCGGGGTACTCGGGAAGCTTCGCGGAGTGGAAGCCGACCGTGCCGAGGCGCGGATTGGCCAGCACGTCGGCTGGGATGAGGTGACGCCAGCCCGCGACCACGATGAGGTCAGCCACATCGTTGTGGCTGGCCCGCCGCAGCTCCTCGGGATCGTCGAACAGCAGGAGTTGGTGGTTGGCCAGTGCGCCGCACACGGCAGAGGTTTGAGGGTCGACATTGCCGACCAACCAGATCATCACCATGCCGTCACCCAACGGTCGTACTCGGGGTGCGCGGCCTTGATGTCAGCGGCGTGGTTCCAGGCGGTGATGAGCGTGGCCGGTGGGGTGCCGAACTGCGAGGGCGCGAGGATCGGCGTCCCGGTGCCGGGGATGAACCTGCCCTGACGGAGCGGGGAGCCGTCCACGACGGCCACGATGCCGGGCTGGACCTGGTTGAGGTAGACCGTCGCGCGGGCGGCCGCGCCGTATGCCCATGAGCCGGGCGGGAGGTCGGGTGACTGGCGGTTGGCGTAAGCGTCGCGGAGCGGGCCGAAGTCCTTGTCCTGTCGGCCCCAGATCGGGCGGCCGTGGACGAACCTAGCGCGGATCAATCCGCCATGCAGCGGCAGCCGCGACCACTGCACGAGCGAGAGCCCATGCCGCGCGCCGACCATCGCGAGCGAGTCGACCGACCACTCGACCTTGTGCTCGTGGTAGACGGTGTCCCATTGCCGAGACTCCAGGGTGGCGTCGAGGTCGTGGACCTCGATCCAGAACTCGCTACCGGGTTTCAGCAGCTCGGCAACGCGGTCGAGCGCGTCCGCGATGCCGGTGAAGTGAGCGAAGGCATTGGACGAGGTGATGACGTCGAACTGCCCGTCAACCTCGTCGAGGCTGCGAGCCCACTGCCATGCGGCGTTGACGGACGCCGACTCCGCCACGTCGGACGGATCGACGTTCCAGCGATCCCAGCCGCGCCACGTCTGGTTCAGCAGGACGCCGTCGTTGCCGCCGATCTCCAGAAACCGCAGGGGCTCCAGCCCATAGCGTTCGCGGAGGATGCGGCCGAAGTCCGCGTGGTGGCGAACGAGCGCCGGGACCGTGGACGCGGCGTAGGAGTAGGTCGAGTAGATCAGCTCGTCCGGGATGTCCGGCTCGACGTTGACGAGCCCGCAGTCGGCGCAAAGCATCCAGGTGAGCGGGTAGCGGGGCATGGCCCGCGCGTCTTCGGCCGTGGCCGCGAATGCGCCGGCCAGCGGCATCGGCTCCATCTCGAACACCGGATCGAGCCGGTCTGACCGGCAGCCCCTACAGGTCATCCGGGGCCTGCGCGATCAGCGCGCGGAGTTCGTCGTCTGTCAGGGTCGGGGCGTCGAGCGAGGTGTATGGCGTCCCGCCGTAGCGGTTCCGCGTGACCTTGAACCAGTCGCCGCAGTCCTCGGCCGTCTCGTGGGCGGCGACGAGGTCTTCGTGGAGCTTCTCGCCGGGCCGGATGCCGATGACCTTCGTCGGTCCGGCGGTCATCACCCGGACGATCTGCTCGACCGTCGCGGCCGGGCTCTTGCGGACGTAGACGGAGCCGGTGGGCTTCTCGGTCATCGCGACGGTGACGAGACCGATCGCCTCATCGAGCGTGATGAGGAACCGCGTCATGGACGGGTCGGTGATGGTGACCGGCTGGCCCTTGGCGATCTGGTCACGGAAGAGCGGGATGATCGACCCGCGGGAGCCGACGACGTTCCCGTAGCGGACGGCGTTGAAGCCGTACGAGGTGCAGACCGCCTCGGCCAGCATCTTGCTCGCGCCCATCACGCCGACCGGCAGGACCGCCTTGTCGGTGGAGAGCAGGACCACGCGGGCCCCGGCCTCCTGCGCCTCCCGGCAGACGTTGTCGGTGCCCTCGATGTTGGTAAGGACGTACTCGCGGGGGTTGGCTTCGGCCTGTGGGACCTGCTTCAGTGCGGCGGCGTGGAAGACCTGCGAGACGTTCCGGAGTGGACCGACGCGCATCGCCCTACGCACGCTGGCCCGGTCGCGAACGTCGCCGAGGACGAACTCCACGTCGGGGTAGAGCGCCGCCATCCGGCGCTGTTTCTCCTCGTCGCGGGAGAGGACACGGATTTCCTGCTTGCTGAACGAGCGGATCCAGCGGACGAAGGCGTGCCCGAACGAGCCGGTGCCGCCGGTCACGAGGATCATGCCGCGCGCCTCTTGGCCTTCCGGCGGCGCTCCTGGCGCTTGATCCGGGGCTTGAGGTCGTCCTCGAGCTGCGCGAGGTACGGCACCCACGACTCCGTCCAGACGGTGTCGGCGTCGTACTCGGCGGCCTTGTCGAGCGCCTGCTGGCGGATCGTCTGATCGCCGCGAGCCTCGTAGGCCAACTCCAGCCGGGCGACGATGTCGCCGATGTCCGGCACCGCCATGAAGGCGTGCTGGCCCACGTCGTAGGTGAGCTGCGAGCGGACCGTCCAGCCGCCGCCGACCAACTCGGGCTGGGCCGAGAAGTTGGTGACGATGACCGGGATGCCGCACGCCTGCGCCTCGATGACCGGGATCCCGAAGCCCTCGCCCATTGAGGTCGAGAGCAGCACGTCCGCGGCGGAGTAGGTGCGGGCCAGCCAGTCGGGCGTCTGTCGGAACGCCTTGTACTGGTACTGGTCGGTGAAGACCACCCGGTCCGGAGTCAGGCCCCAGAGCGTGGCCAGCAGTCCCAGGTCCGGCGACTGGAAGCCGACGATCTCGGAGTTGACGAAGGCGATCGCGTCATCGTGGCGCGAGAGAAACACCCGCAGCGCGCCGAACATCTCGGACCATGCCTTGCGGATCGGGTTGTTGCCCTTGTTGGCGGCGTTGATGAGGACGACGAACTTGTCCGACCAGCCGCGCTCCTCGCGCTCCGCCTCGCGGTCGCGGGGGTAGAAGACCGACCGCTCGATGGCGTGGGGGATATACGTCGAGGGGATGTTCTGGAGCCGGAGCTGATCCTCGCCGTAGCGGCTCATGGCGATGGTCCGGTGCTCGCCGCACCACGCCGCCACGTTGGGTGGAACAGGGAAGTGGTCGATCGGGACCCACGAGACGACGGGGAGGTTGGCGAACCGCTCCCGGACGTAGGGCCACACGTCGAACAGCGTGAAGAGGTAGGCCGGCTTGTCCTTGGCCCAGTCCGCGAAGTGCGAGGGCAGGACGTCGTTGCCGTAGGCGTCGTACGAGGGCGGGTAGACCGGGACGCCCTCCCAGTCATCCTCGCGTCCCTGGACGCCGAAGTTGGCCGCGACCGCGACCTCGTGACCCGCGTCCCGGAGACGCCTGACCACCTGCGATGTCTGCCCGCCGTAGCCCGTGGGCGCGTCGGGATAGTTGGATGCCCAGAGAAGTCGCAAGGTTGCCCACCTTCGGATATGGCGAGGCCCGCCTCCGAAGAGACGGGCCTCGTTCTGACCTAGCCGGGGACTAGGTGTTGGCGCAGCGGATGGCGCGGATCGAGGTCGTGTCGGGGAGGTCCCCGTCGCGCCGGGTGATGTACCGGAGCGCGACCTGGTCCGTGTTGAACTTGTACTCGATCGAGCGGTCGACCCGGACGGGCACGACCTCGCGAACGATGTAGTTCGAGAAGTCGCCGACCGAGACGGAGATGGCCGCCGAGGCGACCGCCGCCATTGCCGGGTTCTCGTAGACGGGCCGGTTGAGGAAACGGTCCGGCGAGCCGACCACGTTGGCCGACACGTAGAGGAACTGCCCGGTGCTGTCGCGGAACTTGGCCATCTTGGCGAGGGCCGTGTTGGCGACGAGCCACGAGGCGTTGAGGCGGTACGGGGCCGCCAGCGCGAAGAACGCGTCGACAAGGTCGGACGCGGCGAAGAACGTGTCCGTGGCCTGGTTGCCGGTCGTGCCGTTGGCCGTGCCGAGCTGGGCTGCGGTGCCGATGGCGTTGAGGTAGCCGTTGGCCTCCGACGAGTCGTTGCCCGTCGTGAAGGCGGTGCCCCACGCGAGGCCGACCTGCCGGCCGATCGAGCGGGCGATGAGCCCCTCGAGGCCGATGATCTCGTCCTGGTCGAGCTCGGAGCTCCACAGCGAGGTGTACGCCCGCTTCCAGGCCGCGATGGTGACCTGCGAGATCGTCGCGTCACCCTCGGTGATGCCCGCCGCCTCGGCCGTGACCGTGCCCGACGCCACGCCCGCGTCCGCCGTCAGGCGGGGCAGGACGATCGGTGAGCCGGTGCTGGTCGAGAGGACGGTCGCCACGTCCATGATCGGGTTGAGCGTGCGCTCGTACACCGTCACGAAGTCGGCGAACGAGGTCTCGATCGCCGAGCCGCCGGCGCTCTGGAGGGCGCGCTCGGCGTACCGCTCGGCTTCCTTCTCCTGAAGCGCGCGAATGCGCGGGTCGGAGTTGTACGCGCCGACCGGGATCGAGCGGACCGTGTAGAACGACCGCTGGGTCTTGTCGGTGGGATCGCCGTGGAACTTCGCGAAGTCGAAGCCCTCGGGATCCTCCTGCCGCGCGCGCTCGACGCTCTCGGCGAGCTTCTGGTGCGCGGGGCCGATCTTGTCGCGGATGTCGAGGAGCCGCTTCTCCTCCGCCTTGTAGCCGGTCCAGTCCTGGTCCCACTTCTCCAGGTTGGCCTTCTCCTCGGCGGTAAGGCCACGCTGATCCTCGGGGCGCTTCTCGGCGTCCTCGATGATCTCGTGCATACGGTGTTCGGCCTCGAGCGTCTTGCGCTTGAGGTCTTCGAGATAGACGTCCACTGGGGATGGTCTCCATTCAGTCGGTGAGATGGGGACCGCTGCGAGGTGGATGTCCCTGGTGGTGTCCGGTGGTGGCGCTGGGCGCTCCGGGCGGGTCCGGGCAGGCTCCGGGCTCTTGCGGTGCTAGTTGGCCGCGATCTCCGCGAGACGGGCCTTCCACTTGTCGAGGTCGTCGTCGGATCGCTCCGCCTCCGCCTCTTCGGTGGTGTCGGGTTCCTGAGGATCGAGGTCGGCCGCGAGCTTCCGCAACGCGACCTTCTCCTCGTCCGTGAGGTCGCGGCCTTCCTTGATGGCCGCGAGCAGGTTGTCGAGTTCGTCCATGTCGATCTCCGTGCGGTAGGCAATCGCCCGGAACCCGGCGGACGTGTCGTTATAGGCCGGGACCATCGAGGCGAGCACGGTCACATGGCCGAGCTTCACCTCGTTGAGGCGACGGGTTCGCCCATTCGCGCCCCACTCCTGAGCGCCGGCGCGCTTGGGCGGGACTGCGAACGAGAAGGACATACCGAGCGGCTCGCCCTGCTCGTGGAGCGCGCGGACGTTGTCGGCGTAGTCGGTGCGGGGCCACGGGGACTCGGTGATGAGCCCGCGGGAGTCCTCGCCGAGCTTGAGCCGGCCCTGTGTCGAAGAGAGGTGCTGGCGCTCGTTGTGGTCCACGATGAAGTCGTGGCGGCCGCCCATGCCGAGCGAGCGGGTGAATGCTCCGGGGCTGATCGTCTCGACGAAGGCCGTGCGGCTCTCCTTCGGATCGAAGATCTCCTTGGAGGGCGAGTCGAAGACGGCGGCGTACCCGATGAAGGTGTCGCCACCCTTGCCGTCGGCGCGGAACTCCACGGCCTCGAAGGCCGGGGCTGCGCGATGTGCGTAGGCGGTCATGCTGCGGGCGCTCCCGTGCTCTGTGGGCCGTTGTTGTTCGGGGTCTCGAGGTAGGTGCCCCCACGGTTGGGATCCATCTCCTCGAACTTGGCCACGTCCTCGAGGAAGAGAAACTTGTTCTGGAGGCCCACGCCGTACGCCTCGTACCGGGCCTTGGTGTCGCCGCGGAGGAAGGCGTTGAAGTTGAACTTCATGTACGTGTCGGTGCCGGGGAGGAGGCGGCGGTGGCCGACCTCGATCGGGCCTGCGTAGTGGACGAGGCAGTGGTCGATGTAGTGCTGCGCCCGCTCGACGGCCGAGGCGAAAGCCACGCCGCCCGGCTTCTGCGAGCCGACCATGAAGGGCGGGATGAGGTAGAGCCGACCCGCGATCTCCTCCAGCTCGAACTCGCGCGTTTCGATGTACTGCGCGTCCTGCTGGGACATCGTCACGGGCTTGAAGGTCGCGCCGCCCTGGAGCACGCCGATCGAATAGCCGTTCGGTCCCTCGCGCCGTCGCTTGAATGAGTCGCGCAGCTCGTCGAGCTGCTTCTGGTTCATCTCTGTGGAGTCGCGGGGAACCTCGATGACGCCCGTGACGAGCCCGCCGCCGGCGAGGAACTTCTCACCCTGCTTCTGGGCCGCGAGGTCGATCGAGATGCCCTGCCGGGCCGCCTCGATCGGGTTCAGCCCACGCGTCGCACCGGGGGGGAGGACGAACGGGATGTGGATCATGGTGAGCGGACTGAGGAGCCCGAGCCGCTCCTTGCCGTTGTTCGCCCGCACGTCGTAGGCCGGGGCGTCGTCGCCGTCCTTGATCTCGACCTGCTTGGGGTTCAGGACGAGCAGCCGGATCGGATTGCGGACATCCGGGTACACGGCGACGAAGGCGTTGCCGTCCTGGAGCAGCGAGAGCGCGACCTGTCGGCGGTAGCTGATCTCCGTGAAGTTCGGGTTCAGCGGGTTGGGCTCGTCGATCCAGCGAGGCTCGGGGTCGAGCGGCTCGCGCGCGTCACCGACCTTGCGGTACGGCTGAAAGGGCAGGTTTGCGAGATCGCCCGAGATGAGCGACTGGCACGCCCAGACGGCCATCGACCGGCGGGCGGACTCGGTCGTGACCCGAGAATCGTCCTGCGGGAGGTCGTGACCGAAGATGGAGGCATAGGAGAGCGCCCGCTGTTCGGGGATGCGCGGCGGTCGGGCGAACGCGCGCAGCGCGTCGATGAATCCTGCCAACGGTGGGGCTCCTAGTCGTCAAGGAACGAGGTGAAGGAGACTGGTGGCAGGGCCGGTACCGCCCCTAGCCGCTGTGCCTCCGCGAGCGCACCCACCGCGCAGACCGCAAGGTCGATCTTCCGTTGCGAGCCCTTGGCCTCTTTGACGATCCGAGGGCCATGCCGGTCCTCCTTGAGGACGGCGTTGGCGATGTGCTCGGCCAGCCGGGGGTCGCCATCGTGGGTCAGGGACTTCTCGATGACCGCCGTGTAGAACTCCTGGCACGCCGGGACCATGCGGACGAGCGAGTTGGTCGGCCACTTCACGATCAGCTCGCGGCCGTTGAGGTTGAACTCCGCCTCGAGCCGGGCGAAGAGGTCCGCGAGGAAGGCCGGGTCGAAGGCGAGGCCCTTGCAGCCGGGCATCGCGAGGACTTCGCGGATCCGCTGCTCGACCTTGCCCATGTCGATATGGCCGAGGTCTGGGTCGGGGGTCCAGTGGCCGAGGACGGAGAGGTGGTAGTCGGTGAGCGTGGCTGCTACGAGGCCGGTCGAGTCGTTCGACCAGGAGCCGTCGGCGAACGCCACGAACGGTGTCTCGGGGTTGAACGGCCGAACCACCGCCCGATCGGCCCACGCGCCGTGCGGCAGCCATGCCGAGTGCGTCGTGGTCCACTGGTTGAGGTGGTAGCGGCGGAAGCCGGACTCGTGCTTGGCGTCCCCGTCGGCGTCCTCGTACAGGGTCGCCTCGTAGAGGAAGTCGCCGAGCGCCGGATTGGCCTGGGCCCACGCGTCGTGGTCCATCCAGTCGCAGTTGGGGTCCTTGGGCTCGGACCACCAGAAGTAGATGTCGCCGCGCTTGCCCTGCTCGTACAGGTCCCACGCCAGCGTGGTCCGGTCGAAGCCCGCCGTGGTGATTCCGACCATCATCGGGTTGGGGCGAGCGCCCATGCCGAAGCGCATCGCGTCCCACAGGTCGCCGTTCGGCTGGACGTGAACCTCGTCGAAGATGACGAAGGACGGGTTCAGCCCCTGCTGGAGCTCGGCGTCGGCCGAGAGGACCCGGTAGATCGAGTCCTCCGGCCCCTCGAGATGCCAGCGCTGGACCCGGATGATCCCGGCAAGTTCGGGATCGGCCCGGACCATGCGCTTGGCTTCATCGAAGACGATCGACGCCTGCTTCTTGTCGCCGGCGCAGGAGTAGACGTGGGCGGCCGGGCCAAGGCAGACCAGCGCGTAGATCGCCAATGCCGCGCCGAGCGTCGACTTGCCGTTCTTCCGTGGCAGCCCGACGTAGGCGTACCGCTGCTGGGGCTGGCCCTTCTTGTCGAAGAGCCCGTGGAGGATGTCGTGCTGCCACGCTCGGAGGACGATCAGCTTCCCGCGGTCGGGTCCGATCGTGTTCCGGCAGAGGTCCTGGATGAAGCCGCAGGCGAGATAGCCGCAGTCACGCCGGGCGGGTGACGTACTTGGCGAGCTTGGACTCCGCGGGCTTGGCTTTCGTGAGGTGAGCGCCCGTCGCCGGGGTGAGGCAGAGCTCGCGGGCGAGCTGTCGGTGGACGTTGGCAAGCTCGCGCCACTCCTTTGAGCCCTTGGGGCGCATGGCGTTCATGGTCGCCGTGGTTTCGCAGTACTGGCGGAAGGTCTCGACGTACCGCTCGCCGATGTGGTCGGTGACCGAGAGAATCCGGTCCCAGACCTTCGAGGCCGCTGAGTCCAGGTCGTCGGGCTTGGCCGGCGGTTCGACGGGTCCGGGGGAGATCCCGAGCTGCGAGGGGCGGGTTTCGCCCTTCAAGACCTTCAGCGCGACGGGCTGGGGTGCTGGTCCTCGTTGGCCCATCGTGGTTTCACTCCGAATCGAGGTAACGCTTCCGTGTGTCTCTTCGGC